CGTCCTTGTCTCTGCGATCTGTGGGGTAAAGAGTACGGACGCGAACTGGGGTTATTTTATAACCACCGAACGCATCCATACCGCAAGATTCGCGGAAGTAACCATCAGAGAACGTCTTCTGACGGTTTACAACCAATCCCGCATTTTCTAAACCTGAGATCGTATCGTGCGTTAGATTCTTTCGCACAATGATATCGTCACCATAAACGCGCACATCGCGTGTTAAGCGATGTACGTGTTCGTTAGTAGGACGAAGGCCTTCTGCTCGAAGATGCGAGACAACGATGAGTGCTAAAAACACCATCGCCTCGCACGGAAAGCATAGGGCTGACCCCATAGATGCAAACTTCTTAAGGTAGATCACTCTACCTGAGGGAAGCTGCGCTCGCTGAGATCTACAGTCAAAGACCGCCCGACATATGTCAGGCTGTCCAGATAGCAGATCGTATACTAGCGCTGCATGGACTCTATCGCTGGCCTCGGAGAGGTCAAGCGTCGAGAACTCTCGAGTCTTCGAAGATTCGAGTGCTATGGATGCATTCACGGATTGATCCGTGAAGTGTAAAGCCGACGACACAACTGGAGCCTGTTCGAGTAACTCTACTAAGGCAGTCGATAACGACTGTTGTGTGTATTGGGTTGCTACCGGCTCTACCGCAATAACACGCGGCGTCTTTAACGTCTTCGGCACAAAGACCACCCTTACGGGGTGTTCTTCACGCTTACTCTGAACGAATACTGTATCCCAATTCTGATCCACAAACCCATAATGATTATGAGCTAAATGGGTCTCGATTGGGAAGCATTCGTCCAGCCGTCTCGGCCAGCTCCTGAAGGTATATTTGGAATCTCCTTTGATCCCTTCTTCAGTAGCACCCCGTCCGTGCTTAGGGACACACTTACCTTCTCTGAGCATAAAGCTAAGATTAGCAAGCACATCGCTATAAAGGATACGACAAACGGAGATAAAATCCCGCCTGTCAGTCCAAGCATTAGGACGGAACGTGTTAAGTTTTGTCTCACATTCGAGGAACTTTTTCTCAGCTTTGAGATTACGTTCATCGGTGCACTCCATCTTTACTTTTGAGAACATTTGGCAAAGTTGCCAGACGGCTTCAACAGCATCGATATTGTGCGGTGAGACCATTCGTCCAGACGCATCATCGAACACGAGGCGTAGCAAACCCTGCAAGAATGCAGGGAGCGCTTTTCCCTTCCTTTTCCCAAAGGAGGAGATATGACGCCAAATACCGGCTTCGAGGCACGATAAAAAGTGCATACCGAAGTCAGCCAAAGTGATAGTAAGAAAACTATCACCTTCGTGTTCAAAACGGGATGAGATTGTTATCCAATCCCGTTCGTTGGGTGTAACTCTAGCGTTAGCGAGGACGTCCTCGTACGCTTTTCGAAATAGGAGTAGATCTAGGCTTTTCATCATGCCCCATTGGTATGAGGTTAAGAATCCTAGTCCCGATCGTTGCGCCAAACCTACCGTTTAGATAGGTACGCGCGCTCTCCCGTGTACGTCCTACAGCCAGCATGATGAATGCAGGCCCGGCCGTACCACCCAGAAATAACTGGGCACCCCCGGTAGCAAGTTTACTTGCTTCCAGCAACTGTCGAGAATGAATAACGCGGACACGACTAAGAAATTCAGTCGTGTAGACAGAAGGAACCTTGAGAGATTCCAACTGTCTGCGGTACTCAAAACTCGTTCCCAAGTATCTTGTCCTGGTTTCCAGCAGTCATAAATGACGTCGCCAGAGCCGCTATGAGATACTTCAGCTCAGTATCGGTATATCCGCTACTGGGCTGCTTGATCACCATCCACACAGAAGCCTCAACCCACTCTTGTAAATTAACAAGAGGATTGGTCGAGAGTTTGCGTTGAGTCAACTTAGCGAGGTGAGATTCACCTTTTAGGTTGTTCTTCGCATCAACCGTGTGGCTAATGATCAGCTTGTAAGCACCGTCCGCTGTAGCATATTCTGCCGAGCGGCCGTTGATAACAGTCCGAGGGAAAGATGTGGCAACACTGTTAATAGTGATGCTAAGAGGGTCAGAGAAAGACAATTTAGGGACTCCTATATGGTTACTTGTGGCAAAATTGCCATGGATGCTAGGATCGGCTTAAGCCGAGCGCAGCCAATATCATGAGCTGTCGTTCAGACAGTTCAGTATTGAGTGCTAGACCGTACGGGTCCACCTTGCGGCGGATTTTCATGGTTAATTTCCTCATACAGG